GTCGCGCAGGGGGTGGCCCCCCGCTTAGGTGTCGCCGATAGTGGAAACCTGGTTTTCACTTCAAGTAAACATATATACATCGACCCCACGCTGATATAGCTCGCGCTTGTAAGCGACCCCACACTCTGCTAACATGCTCACGGGCTAGCGGCGAGCCGCTGTTTCTCCTTCGGTGTGGTGCCTATGACTCCGGCGGTTCTCGCTAGCCCACCTCCACCCATGTCCCAGGATGCCGCCGTTGCACAGATCGCCCAGCTCCGCACCAAGCTAGCGGAGTCGGTCGAGTTCGCCTGGGACCGCTTCATCGACGCCGCCGAGGCCGAGGGCACGACCCAAGCCTGGCAGCGCGTCGTGTCCGAGATGGCCAAGCAGCTTCCCGGCCTGGCCGTCCAGGAGAAGAAGGACCCCTACGCCAACCTGCCCACGATCAACTTCACGATCGGCCCGAACATGCAGCTCACCGCGACCGTGGAAGCCGCACCATCCGAGGCCGTCGAAGTGGTCGATGTCGAAGCAAAAGAAGCGACGAACGTCGCCGAAATTGCAGCACTCCCCGAGGACACCCTGGCGCTGCTGGACTTCGGCTCCCTGGCGATGGCCGACGACTGATGCGCTACAACCCGAGCCCGACCGTTGCGCGGTTCTGGGAGTCGCGCAAGTTCCTCAAGGTGCTGTGCGGCCCCGTCGGGGGCGGCAAGTCCACCGGTGCGCTCATGGCCATCTGGCTCATGGCGTGCCAGCAGGCGGCCCACCACAACGTGCGCCGGACCAAGTGGGCGATCCTGCGGAACACGAGCGCCATGCTCAAGTCCACGGTCAAGCCCCTGATCGACCAGTGGTTCGTGGAGCTGCCGATGCGCGAGGGGTCCGCGGCGATGGGCACCTGGCGGCTGACCGAGTCCACGTTCGAGATCCGGGCCAAGCTGCCGGACGGCACCATCGTGCACACCGAGCTGGTCCTGGTGCACGCCGACACGCCCGATGACGTGCGCCGGCTGCTGTCCGCGGAATACAGCGGGGCGTGGATCGAGGAGGCCCGGGAGGTCGACCCCGCCGTCGCGGAGGGCTTGCAGGGCCGCGTAGCCCGGTTCCCGAACCGGGATTCGGGCGGGGTGACGTACCCGTGCGTGATCTGCTCGACGAACCCGCCGCCGGTGGGGACGTACTGGCACGAGCTGATGACCAACCCGCCGCCCAACTGCGAGGTGTTCATGCAGCCGGCGGCGCTGCTGGAGGACGGCACGGTCAACCCCGAGGCGGAGAACCTGGACCACCTCGACCCCAACTACTACTCCAACCTGGTGCAGGGCAAGACCAGCGACTGGATCAACGTGTACCTGCGCAACAAGTTCGGCGCGGGCGGCATGGGCCAGCCGGTGTTCGCCTCGACCTGGCGGTCGGAGTTCCACGTCGCCAAGTCGCCGCTCAAGCCCATCCCGGCGGGGATGAAGCGGGTGATCGTCGGCTCGGACAACGGGCTGACCGCGGCGGCGTCGATCGCGCAGGAGGATGCGCGGGGCAGGGTGAACCTGCTGGCGGAGGCGTACGTGCCCAAGGGTGAGTCCATGGGCTACGACCGGTTCCTGGACAACCTGCTGATCCCGAAGCTGCGGGAGATGAACATTCCGAACGAGTTCGTGCTGTTCGTGGTTGATCCGGCATGCTTCCACCGCTCGCAGGCGAACGAGGTGACCATCGCCCAGGTGATCGCGGCGCGGAAGTTCCAGGTCGTGCCGGCCCCGACGAACTCACCCGAGCGGCGCATCGCCGCGGTCGAGGGGCTGCTGATGCAGCAGGTCGACGGGGCGGCCCGGTTGCTCGCTTCGCCCACCTGCACGCACACCATCAACACGATGGAGTGGGGCTACCGCAACCGGAAGCAGGTCAACGACAAGGGCGTGGCCGAGCCGATGAAGGACTGGTTCTCGCACATGGCCGACGGCATCCAGTGCGTAGCTTTGTATTACAACTACGGCGGCCAGTCCATGGGCCAGTACACGAACACCGCTGTCCGCCCGGTGGAACAGCGTCAATTTGCCTACACGTAGCGTTTGGGCGATAATCCGTAAGCACGTAAGCAACAATCGGCATGCAATTCGGGCTCACGCCACCCACGAACCCAGCCACACCGCAGCCGGTGGGGATGGCCGCGCCCGTGCCGCAGCAGGTCAACGTGGGCGGGTTGCTCACGATGAAAAGCCTGTCGTCCACCCTGGCGATGGACGCCAAGCAGGCGGCGCAGCCCGCGGCGGCGCAGGACTCCGTGCTCCAAGGCGTCGCCGCCCAGGTGCGCCGGCACTGGCAGCTAGCCCGGGACGCCAAGCAGGACATCGAGCAGAAGATGCTCAACGCCGTGCGCTCCCGCCGCGGCGAGTACCCGCCGGACAAGCTGGCCAGCATCAAGGCGGGCGGCGGCTCCGACATCTACATGATGCTGTTCGCCACGAAGGCGCGGCAGGCCAAGGCGCTACTGACCGACGTGTTCATCGGCGCGGGAACGTCCAAGCCGTGGACGCTCACCCCCACGCCGAAGCCCGAGCTTCCGCCCGAGGAAGTCAGCCAGATCATGCAGGGGTGCGCCGAGCTGGTGTACCAGGCGGAGATGAGCGGCGTGCCGATGGGCATCGACCAGATCCGCCAGCTCCTCCAGGACGCGAAGGACCGGGTCGAGTCCCAGATCATGGCCCGCGCCCGGTACGGTGCCCAGTGCGCCGAGCCGGTCATCGAGGACATCCTGGTCGAGGGCGGCTGGCTTGAAGCGATCGACCAGTTCCTGGACGACCTGACGACGTTCCCGACGGCGTTCATCAAGGGTCCGGTCATCCGCAAGGAGACCAAGCTCAAGTGGCAGCCGCAGCCGGATGGCACGTCCAAGCCTGTGCCGACGGAGGTGCAGAAGCGCGAGTGGGTCCGCGTGGACCCGTTCAACATGTACCCCGCGCCGTGGGCGACGGACTGCAACGACGCGCCGCTGATCGAGCGGCACAAGCTCAGCCCGACTGAGCTGTCGGAGTTCATCGGCGTGCCCGGCTACAGCGAGGCCGCCCTCCGCTCCGTGCTTTCGGAGGTCGGCATCGGCGGCCTGAAAGAGTGGCTGACGATCGACGTGCAGAAGCCGGAGGCCGAGGGCCGCACCGGGTCGACGCCGAACGCCTCGTCTGACCAGATCGACGCGCTCCAGTATTGGGGCGCTGTCTCCGGGAAGATGCTGCGCGAGTGGGGCATGACCCCCGCGCAGGTGCCCGACGAGGCCAAGCATTACCAGGTCGAGTGCTGGCTGATCGGCTCGCACGTCATCAAGTGCGTCCTGAATGAGGACCCGCTGGGCCGGCGTCCGTACTACAGCGACGGCTACTCCCGCGTGCCGGGGGCGTTCTGGCACAACTCCCTGTTCATGCTGATCGAGGATTGCCAGGACATGTGTAACGCCGCGGCGCGGGCACTGGCCAACAACCTCGGCATCTCGTCCGGGCCGCAGGTCGACGTGAACGTCCAGCGCCTGGCACAGGGCGAGACCATCACCTCGATGTACCCGTGGAAGATCTGGCAGACCACGTCTGACCCGATGGGCTCGACCTCGAAGGCGGTCAACTTCTTCCAGCCGGAGTCGAACGCGCAAGAGCTGATGGGCGTGTATGAGAAGTTCTCGCTCATGGCCGACGAGTATTGCGGCATCCCGCGGTACATGACCGGCACCGAGGGCACGCCGGGGGCAGGGCGCACCGCGTCCGGCCTGTCGATGATGATCGGCAACGCGAGCAAGACGATCAAGCAGCTCGTGGCCAGCGTCGACATGCGCGTCGTCAGCCCGTCCGTGGCACGCGAGTACGACGAGCAGCGCCGCACGAACCCAAACATCTACGGCGACCTCCAGATCATCGCCCGCGGTGCGCTGTCGCTCCAGACGCGCGAAGCCGCCCAGGTCCGGCGCAACGAGTTCCTCGCGGCGATCGGAAGCAGCCCGGTCCTCCAGCAGATTGTCCAGCCCGAGGGTCTTGCCGCCCTCGTGCGCGAGACCGCAAAGACGCTCGACATGGATGCGGACCTCATCGTCCCGCCCCCGTCGGAGCTGCGCCTGCGTCAGCTCACCATGCAGCCCACGCAGCAGGCCGCTGCCCCCGGCGGCGAGGAGTTGATGAACGGCGCTCCAGTCACCGACCACTTTTCGCCAGCACCAGCGTAGGGGAGGGCCGTCATGGGCCAGATCCAGATCGTGCAAGCCGACACGAGCCGCGAGTCCGTCGTTGCGCGGCTGCGGTCGATGCAACGTGAGCTGCTCGATGGCAGCCCGGTGCTCAATCCCCGGTTCGGCTACTGGTGGATCGCGGAGGTCGACGGCGTCCCAGCCGGCTTCGCCGCGCTGCACCCATCGACGCAGTGGTCCGACGTGGGCTACATGTCCCGCAGCGGCGTCATGCCGGTGTACCGCGGCATGGGGTTGCAGAAGCGGCTGATCCGCGTGCGCGAGCGCAAGGCGCGGCAACAGCTCTGGCGCTGGCTGGTCTCGGACACCCGAGACAACCCGGCGAGCGCGAACAGTCTTATTGCGTGCGGCTTCCGAGTATTTCATCCGAGCCGCCCGTGGGGCTTTGCCGACTCCACGTACTGGCGAAAGCGAGTCCTGCCATGAACATCCTGCTCCTCGACATCGAAACAGCCCCCAACCTGGTCCATGTCTGGGGGCTATACGACCAGAACGTGGCAATCAACCAGATCCAGGCCGCGGGCTACGTGCTGTGCTGGGCGGCGAAGTGGTACGGCGACGAGGAGGTGATGTTCGACTCCGTGTTCGCATCCAAGCCGAAGCGGATGCTCAAGCGCATCCACCAGCTCATCGACCGGGCCGACGTGGTCGTGCACTACAACGGCACGAAGTTCGACATGCCGACCCTGAACAAGGAGTTCGTCATCCACGAGATGCTGCCCCCGGCACCGTACAAGCAGGTCGACCTGCTGCGCGTCGCCCGCAGCCAGTTCAAGTTCCCCTCGAACAAGCTGGACTACGTGGCGCAGGCGCTCGGTATCGGGAACAAGGTGAAGCACCCGGGCCACTCCCTGTGGGTCCAGTGCATGGCGGGCGATCCGGACGCCTGGGCGACGATGGAGACCTACAACAAGCAGGACGTGGTGCTCCTCGAAAAGGTGTACGACCGCCTCATGCCGTGGATCAAGTCGCACCCGAACCACGGGGTCTACGACAACCCGGGCATCCCCGTCTGCCCGACTTGCGGGCACCACCACCTACAGCGCAGGGGCTACGCCAGGACGATCGCCAACGTGTACGCCCGCTACCAGTGCCTGAACTGCGGGAGCTGGAGCCGGGAGCCGTTCACGGAGCTGGCCAAGGAAGATCGGGGCATCATCATGCGGGCCACTTGACGTAAGCACGTAAACAGATATACTCCGCCCCAATGCCGTCACCAGAGCAATTCGAGCTGATGCAGCAACTCGGTCGTCGACCAGAGTTCGCTGAGATGCTTCAAAGCATGGTGGACGATGAAACCAAGGTGCTTGAGTCGAACGCACAGATGGAGAACCTGTTCCGTGCCCAGGGTGCGATCCGGGTCCTGAAACTGTTGCAGTCGTACGCCAAGCCCCGCAAGTAACTGAAACCAATCCCTCGACGACGCCAAGCGTCGAGGCCCAACCACTGAACACCCCGCCTGGGGATCAGGAGAAAAGATGCCGCTGCCGAAGCAAGTGCAAGATGCGGAAGCTCGCGCGAACGCGACGCTGGACGCGATGAACACCCCTCCGACACAGGAG